GCTTTCTGTTAAGTATTCTTTAAATGATTTCATATTAGGTCCCAGTACTGTATTTATTTCATTTGCTTTAGTTTTTCTAACAAACTATTGCGATCTGAAATAATAACGCCATCGCCTTGAATAGTAACACTATCGTCGACTCCGTTGGCGTCATTGTCTAATTTTTGCTTTTTCAACTGAAGATCTATCATTTTAAGTTTTTTATCTAGTTTAGCACTTTTAGCGGATATTGCATGCCCTAGCATACCGGCGGCTACTTCAAACAATCTAGCACTATATCTGGCTTCAACGTTCATGCCTAAATCCATAATGTCTTCGTAGGCATTTGTAGCTTTCAAAGCTAAATCATCTAGCTCACCGTCGGCAATATCACCCAAGCCTTTAACTTGGGGTAGTGCGGCTGATATTTTATCAAATTCACTCATGTCGCGAATAAATGGCTGAGCGATTTCAGCTTTCTTAGCTTCTTTTTCTTCCTGCTTAACAATTTTTTTGCTTGTAGGTAAATTTAAAATTTCTTCTAATTTTTTAGTCATACATTACTTATCAGCTTTACATTTGGAACAAATCATTTTCATTTAGAATTCTAAACCTGATTCCTTGCTGTTTGCACCATAAATTAGCGGCAGCCCATTTGGCTTGATTTTTTACATACTGTGCTTGATTATATTTGTTTTTTCCTACACGTTCTAATATAGTCTGACTAGCAGGTTTAATTTCTATTAATTCTACCAATATTCGATTTTTAGCATCTACATACTGTATAAAAAAATCAGGAACATAAACAGTTTGTTTGCCGGTTAATGGATCTCTGTAGGGAATTTGTACAGCTTCGCTAGCCCACTTGTGTACATTATCATTGTTGTCGCAGAATCGCATAAATGTCCATTCCCAACTACTACGATAAAACGGAATCTTTGTTCCTACATATTTTTCTGGATGGGCCATTACAAATTTGCCCTTTGCAAACTTGTTAGCCATTTTAGATTAAAATATTTCTACTTTCGTAAGTGTTTACAATTGGGGCTACTCTATAACCTAGTAAACTTACTTTTTCTCTATACGTATTTAGAATTTGTGCAACTATTTGACTTAACTGCACATCTGTTAATGATTTTAAACTGTTTAACAAATCAAAGACATTTACATTATCTGCTTTTGCTTGATTTAACACCACTATAGCTGTACTACGTGCGCTTTCTATATCAAATCCTCGTTTGGTAAAAAATGCCACTGTAATATCAATTTCGTTGGCTGGAAAACTTATTTGATTAACAAAAAATTTATCAAAAAAAGATTTAGTATCAGTGTTATCTATTATAGTAGGTAAATTTCCTGGCATCTTGTTTCTCTATTGGTTAGACTAAATTAACTGGAGTTGCTACAGTTGTATTAGTTGCTGTGTTACTAGTCGGAAATGCTACGCCTTGTAATCCGCTTGGGTTTGAAGGACTACCGGCAAAAGGAATTGTTGCATTTACTGTTGGCAAAGCCGGCATTAATGGATTTTGATAGTTATTTACAGTGTTGGCATTATTAGCTAATACCGATGTTGGATCTAATGGTGTAGTTGTTTGAACAAAGGACGGGCTTACACTAGTTCCTGTAGATTGGCCTTGTAACGGGCTCGGAGTAAGATCGTAATGTGTTTGCGCAAATCCTTCAACAGTTCCATCGGTAACTAACCCCATGTCATAAGTTACTGCTTCAAATGATAATGTCATTGCAAAATCATGAGGAGTATTACCAGCATAAGCAAGATTTTGATGATCCCAAGATTTAATTATAGGGTTTACTAAAGTATAGCTAATCCACTCGTGACGAGCCATCTGATAAATCTTTATATAGTTAAAGAATGGTACAGTAGAGCCATTATCAAACCCGTAAGGAGTAGTAATAAAATCACTACTTCTAGTTGCGTTTCTATTGTAGGCTCCGGTTTGTTGAGCACTGGTACTATCTGCATAATAGTAACTATAATAATTTTGCCATATTTGATTGATTAAACTCATATTATCATCATGGAATTTAACCACAACATCATTAAATTTATGATGTGTTTGTATTTGTTTTTTTCTGTTGTATTGATTAACTTGGTCAACAGTTACCGTAAACTTAGGTAAATCTATACTTTTAACTAGCATGTTTACTTCTTGACCAAATGCTTGTAATAATGAAGTATTTTTACAACATGCAGGGTTAATATTAAAAGCTACATGAAATCCAAAATTCCATTTAGGTGCCAGTCTAAACTGATCATCTACGAATAGTCGAGCCGCGTGTTCCCAGTCTCGTAGATTAACGAACGAATCTGCAACTAATTGATTTGAGGGTGTAAATGCCATACTATTATTTATACGTGATCTTAATATGGGTAGTTAATGGCTATTCAATAAAAAACCCGCCTAAGCGGGCTTTTATTAAAACGATGTACTAGCTTGTGCGCCACCACCTGTAGCCGCTGTACCGCGACCTTGTGTAAATCCTTGAGCACCAAACGCCAATCCTGCTGGAGCAGTTTGTTGTGCATTGTCGTATTGTATGCCCAATGTAATCATCATCGGATCTGAACTGTTATATGCCAATGTTTCAAAATTAGTTTCTTGAACATAGCAACCGTATAGAACCCAAGTTTCTAAAGACTTAGTAGGATCTCCGTCTGCACCGTTTGATCCGTCTAACATTTCGATACGCATAGTGAACTTGTAATCACCTGCGCTTGTTGCGCTAGATTGTTCAAAGAAATCAAACTGCTTTTGAACTTGTTGACCAACTAGTTTAGTAACCGCATTTGTAACATCGTCACGTAGTTTGATAGTCATCTTCTGCCATGTTGGTTTACCGGCATAGTGAATTTTACTATTATAAACTTCGATAGTTTTGTCTTCGAATGTAACTTGTGGACGAGCGGCTTCTGCTACTTGTTTTGTTAATTCTGTAGTGGCATTGTCTGTTCCAAAGTTTTCAAAACTAATTCTAAAACGATATTTCAACTTGGGCATTAACATGCCCTGAGTTGCTGAACTTTGGTCCGAAGCTAATGGTACTGTAAATCTTGATAATGATGCGACTGACATTTGATGTTCTCCTAATTATACACCACCAGTAGCTTTAATGCCACCGGTATTTTTTAAACGTAATGGAATGTAGATGAATTCAACAGCTTTCACTGGCTCAATAGCAACATCTAAATACAATTCGCTTCTATCGATTCTTGCAGGTGTGTTATTACTTGTATCGCACACTACTAGATAATCGTACAATGCACGTTGTCCAACTAATTCTAACAATAGCTGTTCAGCCGCTTGTTTAATTTGATTACGTGTAATTGTGTCGTTTGGTTCAAATATATATGGTTTTGCTAATTGTGAGAACTGACGGCGTAGATAAACAACTAAACGTGCTACGTTAATTCTATCTAAACTACTTGCAGTCAATTGACGTGTGTACTGACCATAATTTACTAATCCAATACCTGTTAAGTATGTGATTGGGTTTACATGAATACTAGCAAGTGTATCACGTTGTCCAGTGTTTAATGCTGTTGCTACGAACTCGCCAGTTGCTGAATCAACATAGCCTACTGAGCTAGCATTTGTAATTCCGCCACGACGTGTTCCTGCTGGAGCAAACCAAGGATAGCTTACGTTATCGCTTAATGCAATAGTACGTAAAATCATGTGACTGGGTGGAACAACAATATTGTTGCCTAACAAGTCTGTAGTGTAACCCCATGGATAAAATACACCAAGATACGGATCTGTTGTAATTAAACCTTGGTCGCCATCTACTACTGCATTGTTTACGTTGTTACCCCAGTTGCTTAAACTTGTAGCATCTGGTGTTAAACGTGCAGGGCTATCGCCGACTACAAATGCTGTATAACCACGGTCTGCATTTAATCCTACTAGTTCGCTAATTGTTTCTGGATAACCAGGGCAAGCAATCAAGTTAAACACACGTGATTCTTCGTCACGAATTTGTTGATTACCTTGGATTGTTGCGTTCAACGCAGCCAATACTACTTCGCGAACTGCTTTGCGACCAAATGCTCCGGAACCGTTAACTTGATTAGCGGCATGTGTTACCCAACGATTTGGATAATAAGTAGTCATTGGAGAATTAGACTGACGTGGATTACGTGCATTAACATCTACATAATTTGTTACATATTCTAATACATTAAATCCGCTACGACGTAGATTCCACAATAACATTCCTTTTGGATATAGTGTAGGATCTGGTGCGTCAAAATCTACAAAACTGCTGTTTAACAAATCTACGATAGCACTAGGTGTATTGCCATTAGCAACACCGCCATCTGTACTCCAACGAGCATCTGCAAATATAACACCATTTTCACTAGTATGATCTGCATTACTAATCAATAACCATTTCTTAGTCAAGTAGTTATACTTGTAAATTAATGGATAATTTTCTAAATCACTTGTATCAATCCACAAATCACCGTGGGCTAATGGAGTGCCGTCGCTTTGTACTGTTGGCTGACTGGCACTAACAATTGGACCGTTTGGATCTGTTGTGCTTGAACCATATAATTGATTTACTGCTTTACCAGCAACTGTTAAATAACCTACCCAACTTGATCCATTATTAACTAAAACATCTACATCATCGATGTAATTATTATACCATATTGTACCATTAGCTGGAGTTGTTGTAGGAGCACTTGCACTAGCAGGAGCTACTGCTGTACCTGCACTGTTCACTGGACTCCATAAACTAGCAACATACTGTGTTGTTAAATTAGCATTTGGATTAGCATAGAAATTAGTTGTGCCTACACCATTACTTAGTGGAGTAAAGATTTTTCCAATTGGTGTATTAGCACCATCATTGAATCTAATCTCACCTCCTAATCCGTGTGTAATTACTAGTTGATTTGAATTAGAAACACTAGCAATTAAATTTGTACCTGCTGGCATTGCGGCGTTAAAAGCAGCCGACATTAATGCCGCATCAGTAGTTGCGCCAGTTGCTGTGAATGAAACAAGCACTCCGCTATTAATTTGTCCAATAGTTGTTAATGAACCTGTAGTAGTGTTCGCATAGCTAACACTAGTTGTAGTAGATGCTGTTACTACATAAGTACCATTATATCCAGCTGGAACCATGCCACTTACTGTAATATACTGCCCTACAAGGTATGCTGTAGACATAGTGGGTACAGTTAGTGTAGCAACTGTACCTGTACCGCTTGCCGCAGTTGGTGTAACTATATAAGGTGTAGCTAATGCCGCTTGGCCTACAACACTTTCTCTAACTGAAAATGTGTTTACACCAGCAGTAAATGTACTTGATGATATAGAACTACTTGTAATAGTAGTTGGACCAGTTGCGCTACGAATATAAATTTTAAAATGACCTAATGCTGGAACGCCTTCGTCATCGTTGTATTTTACGTAAACTTGACCAATAGCTAAATTAATTCCACCACCTGTTGGGTCGTAGGCATAAATTGCATGGCTTCCACCTAAGGCTAGTTGAGTAGTTAGGCTAGACCATGTGTTTGTACTAGCAGAATATTTTTTGATAATCCAATCTGCACCGTAATCTGCACTAGTAGTCTTGATCCAAACTGAACCAGTTGGAGCACCGTTATTAGTTGATTGGTTATCAGTAATTTTAAATAACGGAACACTAGTATGTGGACTTAATTGTAATTGAGGAGCCAAATAAATTGTTGAGTTTAATCCAACTTTAGCTACTGTAGATCCGCTAAGTGTAATAGCACCAGTATAAGAAGCATTATTTGTGTTTGTACCGTTAGTAAATAAATTTAAATAGCCATTAATGTTTGAAGCTGTAATTCCCGCCGCAGTTAATGTACTATTAGAATTAATTGCAGTAATTAAAGCAGTTAATGTTGTTACACTAGTAATACTAGTACCATTGATTACTAACGCATCGCCAGTTAGTAAAGTAATAGAACCAGTAGCAATCGTACCAGTTGCCGCAGGCCAACTTGCGACCCATGCTGGAGATCCTACTTCAACCCATGTACCGCCAGGTGTTGAGTTTGCATATTTTTTAAACCATAATTTGTTTAATGTAGTTGTTGCAACGATTACGTAATCGCCTAACTGTCCAATACTTGGTAATGGAGCTCCGGCAAGTCCAAGTGAGCCTGCTGTATCTACTTTAGTAGTGTCTGTAATTACAGTCAAATTATTCGAACTTTGTTGTTCAGTAAATGTTTGACCACCAGTTGTTGTAGCTGGAGCGGCATTCCATTGAAAAACACCGAATTTAGTATCTGTTGTATCAAACCAATATGTTCCATCGGATGGCTCGCCGTATGGTGCAGTTGTTGTGCCTGTTAGGCTATCTAAATCTACATCAGCACGTACTACATACGCACGATTGCTTACACCTAAAAAACTGTATGCGGCTTCCAAACCATATTCATTTTGCTCACCAGCGTGAATAGGATTGTTTTGTGCATCTGTTTTAAATGTCGTAATACCAAATGTATCCGATAAATCTTTTTGGCTAGTTAGTAAATATACTGTTCCAGCGTTTGCTTGTTGGGTTCCAGGTGCAATTCCTGTTCCAGCACCGTTTTGTTTATCTTGTTCAGACGCTACAATGAATAACGGTACAGTGCCAGCTGCCGCTGGGGTGTAGAATGATTCATCTACTACTGTTACGCTTACGCCTGGTGAATTTAATGTTGCCATTTATATGATCTCCATGAATACATGTTGTTAATGTATTTATGGCATTTTGCTTTTTTGGCTCAGTTATAAGCTATGAAAAGGTCGTAAAAAGGCTTAAATAGAATATGAGACCACTATGTTCTTGCGGTAGAGCACCGTTATCGATTAACTATTATAAAAACGGACAGGCTTTTTATAGAAGTCAGTGCGGGCTATGTTCCCGAGGAGTTAAAGAACCTAGGTGGAAACGTGCCGGTTATGTTGTTAAAAATACATGCGATAAATGCGGATACAAGAGTCCGCATAAAGAAATATTTGCTCCATTTCATGTAGATGGAGATCTTAATAATTGTCGACCGGCAAATTTAAAAACAGTATGCGCTAATTGTGTTAGGGTATTGCATAAAGAAGGAATTAGATGGAAACAGGGGGATCTTATTCCGGACTTATAAGTTGTTTTACTTGATCATATAAATCATCTATACTGCCATTGTTGGCAAACACATAATCAAATTTTGTTCCTACCCATGCTGTTTCGCTAGCATGAATACCTAATTTTTGCATACGAGTTTTAGCCAGCATATAATTCATGCATTTATCACCGGCATTCATATCTGCGGCATCTCGATACCAGTCGGGTTCTGGGCCACGTACAACACGAATAACTATTCCTCCAGCATCTTTGATTGATTTAATTTCATTAGGAAAACGGCAGTCACTAATAACAATGTCATCTTTGCTGTTGCGTAGTTTATTTTCCAAACTAGCAATCCAAATATCGTCATGGAAAGCCTTACGACAAACTTCAGTGCCCCAGTATTGTAATACCCATCGAGGTGTTAGATCGGGCATATTTAAACGTTCTGCCCACCAAGGATCTACTTGTTCGCGCCATTCACGGGCTTGTTTTGTGCGTCCTTCTAGCATAGTTCGGTCCCAACCAAACACTTGTGCTACTGCATCTTTAAGACTATTTGCAAACGATTCTCGACGAAAACCGTGAAAGTTAGTAAGATAATCTGCAATAGTATCTTTGCCTGAACCAATAAAACCGCACACACCTATAATCAT